AGTAACTCCTGGACAGGCCAGTGGTACCGACCAAACGAGATTTAGATTGGTCAGCTATCAAAATTCTACCTGGAATCCCGATTCTAACTGGATACTTATCTGTGTCCGAAATGGTGATAGTCAGCAACTGAAATGGTTACCTGGACAGACAATACTCGCACCTGGGCAATCATATAATAGTGCTACCCGAGGCACATATGGAGCGGTTTTTGCGGACTCTGCGACTAACGCGACCAATGCGGATACAGTCGCATTTACTGGTCGGGACAGTACTGACAACACAGACTACATCGCATTTGTTGACGGTCACACCGATGGAAACAAGGCACTCTTCACAGATCAAAGCCTGACATATAACTCTTCTACAAATCAGATTGCTGCTAACCTCAGTGGTAACGTGACAGGTAACGTGACAGGTGACGTGACAGGTAACGTCTCGGGTAATGCGGCATTTGCCACCAACGCGACCTATGCGACCTCCGCGGGTTCCGCTACCAATGCGACCTTCGCTACCAACGCGACCCACGCGAACGCTGCGAATACAGTTGCATTTACTGATCGGGATGCTAATAATGAGACGGATTATATTGCATTTGTCGCCAACCACACCGCTGGGGACAAGGCGCTCTACACAGACTCTAACCTGACGTACAATCCAGGAAACAACCACATAAACGCAAATGTACCATATGCGGGTTCCGCTGCCAACGCGACCTATGCGAACCAAGCGGGTTATGTCAGCGGTGGTGTATGTAAGTATTATCTTAAATATGTAACCACACAACGCGTGTATCCCAACTCCACTAACACCTACATATACGATATGGATTTTAATTATGCAGCGGAGCGTTCTAATTCTACTCTAGTTATACAGTATTCTTTATTTTATGAAACCCATTGGGATAGGGCTTTTGTGACGTATGTGAATAATTCTTATTATCCATACAACATGGCAAACATTAGATACGGTGTCGCCGCTACTAATTATGATACACAAAACGCTGATACACCACACTCATTTATGTTTACGGTTCATTACGCCCCCGGCACCACAGCTAACAGAACATATAAACTTTATAACAGATCGTCCACAAACCAAAGTCAAGGTTTTACGCTTAATAGAGTATTAAATACAGGTCCCCAACATTCCGAATTTGGTGTATCGTACGCACTTGTGCAAGAGTTTGCGGTTTAATTTTTCTCCAATAATATAAATGGACCCCACACAAGCAGTCGATTATACCCCACCCGAAGGAATAGATTTCGTCTCAGCACTTGTGAAATATTACCCACATGGACTTTATGATGTGAAAGACAGAGGTTATGATAATATAACATGGACACATCCAACCGAAACAAAACCTTCAGAAGAAGAACTATTAAAGTTGGTGGAACAACTTGAAAACGAGAGACCAATGAACGTATTACGGAACGAGAGAGATAAACTCATGAAAAAATACGACTGGATCGGTGCTAAGTCCATAACGACAGGTGAACCGGTTCCTGATGACTGGAAAGTCTACTTACAAGCTCTTCGCGACCTTCCGCAAACTGCCACTCCCACACTCGACGAATTTGGAAATCTCATGAACGTCGTATGGCCAACTCCTCCACAATAACCATTTTATACACAAGTGAACTTAAAAAAAACTCTCACTATAATATAAAATGTCTGGTGGTATCGCCCAACTTGTTGCTGTCGGTGCTCAGGATGCGCACCTCGTCGGTCAGCCCGAAATCAGCTTTTTCAGAAGTACCTACAAGCGCCACACAAACTTCTCCCAAACTGTGGAACGCCAAGTGATCCAGGGGAATGTCTCTAACGGGGGTATGTCCACTGTTCGCTTTGAACGCAAGGGGGATCTCCTCAGCTACGTGTACCTTGTCCCAAATGACGGATCTGCCACCCAAGGGTACAGCGCTGCAGATTGGCGCACCAAGATTGCCAAGGTTGAACTCCTCGTCGGTGGTCAGGTCATTGATGACCAAGATTCCACCTACTCAACCCTCATCGCCCCAGTGCTATCAGCCACAAACTCATCCAAGTCCGTCTCAGGTGACCTCTTCGGTGGTGCCAACGATTCCCGTTTCTACCCACTCCGCTTTGCTTTCTGTGAAAACCTCCAAACGGCCCTTCCCCTCGTTGCTCTCCAGTACCACGATGTGGAACTCCGCATCACTTGGGGCTCGGCGGCTGCCACCGATAAGTGGGATGTCTATGCCAACTATGTGTACCTGGATACCCAAGAGCGTGAGCACTTTGCCTCCACTCCACAAAACATGATCATCACCCAAGTCCAAAAGGCGACCGCCTCCCTCACCAAGATCCAAGAGCTCAACTTCAACCACCCAGTGAAGTACCTCGCGGCTGGTAAGGCGACTGCCCTTGAAATTCTCAACGATGACAACAAGCTCAAGCTTCAAATCAACGGGACTGATGTGGCCGACTTCAAGTTTGCGGATCCAAACTTCTCCCATGTCCCACTCTACTTTAACACAACCAATTCCGCCAAGCCAGCGACTGTCAAGACCCTCTTCTTGTATCCATTCTGCTTGGAAACTGGTAAGCTCCAACCCACAGGTACCCTCAACTTCTCTCGCCTTGATTCAGCTCGCATCGTCAACGACACCCGAGATTGCGATGACGACATCTACGCCGTGAACTACAACATCCTCCGTGTTGAGAACGGTATGGGTGGCCTTTTATATTCTAACTAATTAATAAAACACCATGTGGAACTTAGTTTTCCTCCTCGCCATCGTTTTTGTATTGACGTACGATCCCAAATCCAGGACACTTGAAAAGTTTGTGGGCCAACCTACACCACCAACTCAAAAGTCTTGTGAACCTACGCATTACGAAGCCGTGCAATTTGCCCAAAGTCCCTATGAATGTCCTCCACCAGGACGAACCCATATGGGTGCTCTTACTTAAAAAGAAGGCACACAAATAATACATAATGATTCCAATGGACCGTGAAACCCTGATGATGATCGCCACAATTGTGGCGATTGCTGGTGTTGTCTTCTTATTCAAGGAGATGAACAAGGCTAAAACTGATGTTGAAAATCTTAAGAATTTCTCAGCCCATCTCGTGCACCGTCTCAGTGCACCCGAAGGGAAACCCGTACCCCAAACCGAACCTGAAATTGAAAAGGAAGATGCCGAAGAAAAAGAGGAGGAATAAACATATCCGTTTATTATAACTTGCGAATGCGCAATGAAAAAATACAAAGCTATAGCGATACCGGTCAGTTTTGCCGACGAAAAGCCTAAATTCCTCACAGTGAGGGATCGGCGCTTTAAGGATTGGATTTTTGTCACAGGGGGGTGTAGACGACGGGAGATTTTCAATCCCCTTCGTTGTGCCCTCCGTGAACTTGAGGAAGAGACTCGTGGTGTGGTTGCCCTCAAAAATGGTGAGTATACAGAATTTAAATTTACAGTCAAAGAGAGTCCAACGGTGGATTTGGAATATAATGTTTTCATCTTTTTTGTAGACTATACCAAACCCCAACAACAAACACTCGTAAGAAAGTTCTACGAGGAGAAACAAAAAACAAATCTCAAAAAAATTAACAAACAACCAATAAAGAAGACTTTTGATGAAAACGACTACATGAGTTTTGATACCCTTGAGGAGTTCAACACCCGAAAGAGGTGGAAACTCATTGTAGACAATGTCCTCAGAAATCCAGAGTTTTATTCGTGTGTAAGTTCTCTCAATAGAAAAACATTCTCTATAAAGTAGAATGAAGTCAAAGTCTTACATTTTAATGCAGATTGGAGAGCTCCTCAAAACAAATAGAGGTCTCTGTCCAGAAGAGGTGGAAGAATGGATAAAGGAAAATGAAGATAAGAAAGTCTACGAACTCCTCGTCATCAAGAAGGATCTCGCAGAATCACCTAAAGAGTATGCCGATGTTTCTTTTATGAGGTGGTTTAGAGGTTAGACGCGATACAAAGGTATGTTTAAACGGTGGTGTACACAACAAAAATTTAACAATGCAACCAATCTATCACATGTGCTCATGGACGGTGGCGTCCTTTCCGTGCCATTTGATAAATTGAACGAGTTCCACGAAAAGTACATAGAGGCTGTGAAGTCTGGTGAGAAACTGTTTGTCGTTGAACAGAAGAGTCCCAGGTACAACTTTTTCGTGGACATTGATTACAAAGATACCAGGTCCCTCACAATTGAAGAGATTCAGGATATTTGTAAGATCATATGTGACAAAGTAAAGCGCCATGGTGGTAAGGATTGTCTAATCTCTGTATCACCTCCCAAAACAGTTGGGCAGTATACAAAGACTGGCGTCCACCTCAACTGGCCAGAATTTGTTGTAGATCAACCATCGGCTATTGCTCTCAGGGAGCACATTCTCGTGGCACTCTCAAGAGCTAAAGGCGCTACGGATTGGAATGAAATTATAGACGCCGCCGTGTACGGTGATGTTCGTAGGAAATCCAAGGGGAGTGGTTTTCGCATGCCATGGTCCCACAAGATGGCAAAACATATGCCATGCGGTGGCCAGGGGTGTGAGGAGTGTGAAGGAAAGGGAAAAGTTGTACAAGTTGCCTACCTCCCTCTATTCATCTATAATCATGGACCCCTCAGTAAATTGACAAAAATTGATCCACAACCAAATTTGGATATTCTGAAAATGTCCTCCATTCGGACGGAACAACCGCAACACATTACAGTGGAGCCACCCTCTTCTGTCATAAAGGAGGGGTCATTCACCGATGCTCAAACAAAAGATGAAATTGAGAATGATGAGCTCAAGGGTCTCATTGAGGATTTCATTCAGAGGAATATGGAAGGTCAGTCTACTTCTGTGGTGACAAAACTTTTCAAACACAAGGAGACCTATCTCGTTTCAACCAACTCCAAGTATTGTGAGAACCTCAAGAGGGCTCATAGCTCCAATCATATATGGTTTCATGTCAGTGGTTCGTGTATAGCACAAAAGTGTTTCTGTAGGTGTGAAACGATAAGGGGGCGACGCGATGGTTTTTGTAAAGATTTCTATGGTCGCAAACATACCCTCACACCCAAGATTGTTGAAAAGTTGTATCCCAAAAAGGAGGATCTCAAAAAGTGTCCAGAAATCAAAAAGTTTGAGGAGAAGCCCCAAATCAAACAAAGTGATGTGAAAGGACCCCTTGAATCTTTCATGCGCAGATGTATGAAATGTCCAGATGACACTCGTGTTGTAAGCATCACACAACAGAGGGGTGGTTTCACCGCCCTCACAACTTCAACATATTGTGAAACAATTGGGGGCGATCACCAAGATTGTACAATGTCCTATGTCATTAAGGGTAGTAAAATAACACAAAAGTGTCCCGTATGTACAAAGAGTAGATCCAGAACACACGAACTTAGTGGGAGTGTTAAGGAAGCACTCAAACCACCCCCAAAAAAATAAAACACAACAGTAGAAGAATGGCTCTCATTCTCGTTGGTGTCACCGTATTTCTCGCGGCAAAACTCATCAACGATATTGAAATACCACAACCCATCCCCCAAATAGATGAATTTCATATGTATTCAGGGATTCACCCACAACTCTATAAAGATTATCTAAAATACAAGAGTGAGGGTCGTCATATAGATGCCCAAAACGCCCTTGAAGAGCTCGCACTGTATGCTGATTTTGATTTTAGGGAAGAAATACAAGAAAAGATACTTAAAAGGCAGGAGTCTTTATTTATTTAAATGGTTCAGACCAGGACACGATCAGGGCGACACATAAAGAAGCCAGAACTCTATCAACCAGAAGAAACTATTCTTGAAGACGATTACGCCCCCGAAGATCACGATTCCGATTTGGGATCTGATATTGACACTGAAGATGAATATTATTCTGACGATGAGAGTGATGATGACGATGATGAAGGTAGTTTGAAGGATTTTTTGGTAGATGACGATGAAGAAGAAAGTGAGGAAGAAGATGCTTAAAAAAAACAGAATCTATATTAGAAAATGGAAACTGATATAGGAAATCCAATTGATTACAATCCAGTAGAGGATCCATTTAAAGAAAAGGAAGAGAAGCATGAAGATAGTACACCTATAAACGAAGAGGAATACTATTTTCAACCTTCTGAAATGATGTATCCACCACAACAACAACAATTTCACGCATACCCAACAGACAGAAATGATTTTTTCTCAAATGTTGATAAGTCGGTATGGATCATAGCATTTGCTGTGTTTTTACTTGGCTTTTTCATGGGGAAAACCATGCAACCAGTGATCCTCAGGTACGCTTGAGTATCCGGTAAAGTTGCCTGTGTCTCCATAAATTGGAATGATCTTTCCTGTGATATCACGATTCATAACTTGAGTTGGATACATAGGTATGATGAACGCGTCGCGTGTATCCTCAATGAATCCGTGTGCTGTATCCACCTTAACTCTCCTACTTTTGTTTTTTGAAGTCACAATGTTACTTGGTTCAAAAAACAAAATAAAGAACGCACTAGTCAAAATAATGGTCAAAATTATTTTCCACATTTTGTTCTAAAATTAACGAATATTTAATTTAGGCTGAAGAGACTTCTGGTTCACCCTCATCCTTAGTTTCTTCAATCTTGGCTTCGGTAGAGGCTTCAGCGTCTTGCGCTTCACGCCACTTGCGTCGCTCTTCAATCTCCGCCGCAACAATGGCATCAGCTTCCTTCACGAGGTCTTCCATCTGAGCATCTGGCTTTTCCTTCTTGAGCTTCTCAATAACATCAGCTGGGTGGCTCACTGGTGGTTCGTCTGGTCTGGTGTAAAACATAGAGTTTTCGTCACCTGGCTTGACATATGACTTAGCTTCCATCATATCACGCTTACGCTCGTTGAACATACGCGCAGCTTCAGCTTGATTTTCCTTGTAACCGCTCATGATCTCTTCCAACTTTTCGTTTTGATAGTGAACATCTTCAATCTTGAGGGGATCTGGTGGAATGAGGAGCCACTTGTACATGTCAACAACATAGATGTCAAAGGTGCTATCTTCCTTTTGGAGACGCTTCGCATGCGCCGCAGCCTCGTCACGGGAGGCAAAGGCACCACGAATCTTGATACCAAACTTATCATTCTTCTGTGGAGCCTCTGGTCCGACAACAGAGAGGCACGCATACAATTG